AGCAGCGCCCAGGCGAAAGCGAATGAAAACGCTTCGGAGAAAACCGGTCTGGAAGGTCTGGATCAGAACAACCCGGCCCCGGGCATTGAGAAGGCGGACAAAAAATAATGGCGATCGTTGTCTTTGATGTTGCCGCATTTCATGAGCGTTATCCGGAGTTCGATGCCGTAAGTGAAACGCTGCTTAATGCGTACTTCACGGAGGCAACGATTTACCTTGATAACACGGACCGCAGCCTGGTTGCGGATGTTGCTGTCCGTGCCGTCTTCTTAAATATGCTGGTTGCTCACATCGCGGCTTTGAATTCAGGCGTAAACGGCGAGAAGGCGTCTGGTCTGGTAGGTCGGGTGGCAAGCGCATCAGAGGGGTCTGTATCGGTTTCGACTGATGCGGGTCCTTCCAGTGCGTCATCGTGGTGGTATCTCCAGACGCCATACGGCGCTGCTTACTGGCAAGCTACGGCCCCTTATCGCACAGTGCGATATGTCCCTGGCTCATCCCCTTCAATGTACCCGGGCCATTATAACCGTCGTTCATTCATCCGGAGGTAGCTATGGATGGAATGTCAGGCGGCGATAAGCTGATGGAGCATCTGCATTCTATCGCAAAGGGGGTGTCCTCTGGCGATGATTTAAAGGTTGGCTTCCTTGAGGGGGCTAAGTACCCCGACGGGACGCCGGTAGCACTTGTGGCAGCCACCAACGAATTTGGCGGCACTGTAAAAATCCCGGCGCATACCCGGGATTTGAACTTTTACGTTCGCCGTGACGGCGTTTCGCGCTTCGCAAAGCCATCAAAGGCCAATTTCGCGCAGTCAGTAATGATACCCGAGCATATCGTTACGATCCCATCCCGGCCGTACTTCAGGAAGACCATTTCTGAACATGGGCCGGAGTGGGGCGGAGAGCTCGGGAAGCTCATGAAGGCAAACGATTTTGACGCCCGCAAAAGCCTGGCGCTGATGGGGGAGCGGATCAAGGGGCAGATTCAGTCGTCAATCATCGCCTTTTCTGAGCCTCCGAACGCAAAAAGCACGGTCGACAAAAAAGGGTTTAATGACCCGTTAATCGACTCGGCCCACATGCTGAACTCGGTCGACTACGAGGTGAAAGAGTGAATCTTCATTCCATAGTGCGAAACGCCATTAGCGCGGTTAATCCTCGCGTCGAGGCGCAGATTTACCGCTCGATCGGGCCAATCAAAAACCCGGATTACTCGACCTCTCCGGGCTTCGCGCCGCCGGTAACGATGATGGTGCAAAAGCAGGCGCTGAGTCAGGCTGATATCAGGCACATGGATAACATGAACATCCAGGGTGTGCTGGTCAGTATCTGGACGGATGGCAACTGGTGCGGGATTAACAGGGATCGCCAGCAGGGCGGCGATAAGTTCGTTATCGGCAATGAAACGTGGCTGGTTGTGGATGTGCCTGAAAACTGGCCGGACTGGACGAGGGTTATCGCATGTCAGCAATTGACGTAGGCTTGCAGGTCACTGAAAGCGCTCTGTTTAAGGCGACTGGCGATTTCCTTTCTGCCCTCTTCCCGGATGCAGAGATCACGCAGACTCAGCAAAATCAGACCCCCATGCCGAAAGGCGGTTTCATTACTATGACGCCGCTTTTTCTGACGGACCTCTCAACCAGTGCTGTCAATTACGAGTATGACGGCGTTAGTGATTACGGACGGGCAGAACTTCGCCGCGTTGATGAATGGCAATGTCAGCTCGATTTCTACGGAGATCAGGCGCAAAACAATGCCACCATCTTCTCGCGCATCGCCCGCTCCGAATTCGCATGCACCTGGTTCAGGGAAAACGCGAATGTCCTGGTGCCGCTTTATTCCGGCCCCCCGCGGCAAACCTCGATGATCAACGGCGAGAAACAGTGGGAATCCCGCTGGACGCTTGAATTCCACGCAAACCCGCTGATTGTCGTCAGCGTTCCTCAGCAGTTTATGACAGGCGCAGATGTGATATCGCAGCCGGTCGACGTGAGATTTCCTCCGGAGAAATAATAAATGGCAATTTCGCTATCAAAAATCGCCCAGATGCTTCCCGGCGTACTGAAGGCGACAGGGGCAGCTATTGATCTCAATGGCCTGTTCCTGACCGACAGCGCATACGCGCCGGTTGGTGCAGTACCCTCATTTTCCAGTGCGGATGAGGTAAAGGCGTACTTCGGCAGCGCGTCGATTGAGTACACCGCCGCGGTGCTGTATTTCGCCGCATTCACCGGTAAAACACAGATGCCTGGCAAGCTGTATTTTAGCCGATTCAATACCGCAGCAGTGGCGGCATTCCTTCGTTCCGGATCGCACGCCGCGACCACGCTGGCACAGCTCAAGTTGCTTTCGGGTACGCTGACTCTGACCGTTGATGGTACGGAGGAGACTTCTGCGGCTATCAACCTCAGCGGCGCCACCAGTTTTGATAACGCGGCAGAGCTGATTGAAACCGGTATTGGTTCCTCGGTTGTAGTGACCTGGGATAGCGTGCTGAAGAAATTCATCATCACCTCTGCCACCACAGGCGTGGATAGCACCATTACCTTTGCCGATGAAGGTACGCTTGCTACGGGTCTGAAACTGACCGAAGCGACAAGCGCAGTGATCTCTCAGGGTGCGGCGCCGGCAGTGGTTGACGATATCTTTACTGCCATTCTGGCCAAAGAGCAGGACTGGGTAACATTCTCCACGACGTTCGCTGTCACCAAAGACCAGGCTAATGCGTTTGCGCTCTGGACAAACAGCCAGAACCACCGCTTTGCCTATGTCCCATGGGACGCATCAGGAACGGCAATCGTGGCGGGCAGCTCGAATGCACTGGTGTACGACATCATCAACACCTACGCCTATAACGATACCTGCCCGGTGTATGGTTACCCGAACCACGCAGCAAATGCTATGGGATTTGTGGCCGCGCTGAACTTCACGCAGGCCAATGGGCGCTGTTCTCTGAATGGTCGTCAGGTGTCCGGCCTGCTACCGATGATCAGTAACGATACTGATTACGAGGCGGCCAAAGACAACGGTTATAACTTCTACGGCAACTATGCCTCGAATGCCGTCGAAACCAACCAGTGGGCGCCAGGCTCTATTACCGGTGATTACGCCTGGCTTGACGCCTGGGCGGGTCAGGTATGGGTTAACGCTCAGCTTCAGGCGGCTCTTGTTGCGCTGTTCCAGCAGGCTAGCAATCTGCCCTACGCAGCAGCCGGAAAAGCTCGCATTGAGTCGTGTATGAAGCCGACCATTGAGCAATTCAGGGCGTGGGGTGGCATGACGGCAGGCACCGATCTTGACCAGTCGCAGATCGACCAGATTAACGCCATCGCTGGCGTCGATGTTACGGATTCGCTTATGGCTGAAGGGTATTACGTCTACATCGGCCCGTTCACCGCGGCAATGCGCGCCGCGCGTACCAAGCCAACGGTTTACTTCTGGTACACCGACGGCGGGATCATCCAGGGTATCACCGTTAACAGCGTGGAGGTGCAGTAATGGCCGGTCAAAATATTACGTCGGCAGACGCCATCATTGAGCTGGTAATCGCTGAGCTCTACCCGTCAGGGTTTAACCTGGAGCAGTTCGAAGCGCAAAACATCTTCGAAATGGGTGATACCGACACGGCAGAGTACCAGCGTACTGCTGCCGGTAAACTGCTGGGTGGTTTTATTTATGGTGATCTGCCGTGGACATTCCATCTGGCGGCATCATCCCCGTCGATTAAGTACATCGACAACTGGCAAACAACTCAGATGACCACGCGGTCTGTGCTGCGTGTCAATGGGACGGTGATCCTGCCATCGCTGGGCAAAAAGTACATTATGACCAACGGTATCCTGCAGCGCGCGCGCCGTATGCCGTCTGCCGGCCGTGTGCTTCAGCCGGTAACTGGGCTTATCCAGTGGGAAACCGTCACCCCGGCAGACTACTCAGCGTAAAAAAATCAGCCCGGCCAAGTCCGGGCTTTTTTATTCCCGCAATACCACGCGCTTCACACGCGCACATCACAACACAGAACCTTTCAGGATGACCCTTGAGGATACCGGTTTGGCTATCGGTGCCTTTCTGTGGGCCGGATTCCTGTGTGACAAGGTTCATCACTAAAAGGTAATTACCGAGATGTCTAATATCATCCCCATGAATTACGATGACCGTTCATTTCCTTTTACGGCTGACTGCTGGTTCAATGCCACGGTTGCCGCAAAGCATCACGGCAAGCTACCAAAGGACTGGCTAAAGACTGAGGCGACAAAAATTTATATCGCCGAATTGGCTGAGGAGCTTGGAATTGCTGGCTCCGGCGTAAAAGAGGATTTTTCTCCCCTTTTAGTCAGAGTGGAGAAAGGGCGAAACGGCGGGACCTGGCTTCATCCGGAGTTGGCGGTGGAATTCGCCCGCTGGTTGTCAGTGAAATTTGCCCGCGCCTGTGATCGTCATATTAAAAATCTGCTACTGAGTAAAAACTTCCAGCTCACCGAAGATCAGATTGTCGGCCTGATGGTATGCCAGCAACCAACGTCCTGGGAGAAGCGCTTTAAAGACCCGTTCTACCAGGCGCTGTCGAAAATGTCCGGCCTTCCTTACTTTGGTCATGTCGGTGGTTGCCCGGCGCTGTTCGGTCAGATCACCGCTCGATGGGTGTACGGTGTCGCACTTCCCGATTATGTCTATCAGGCAGCCAAACAAGCCGCCGGGGACAGCAAGGAGAAGATTCACCAACATCTTAAGCCTGATGCCCTGGAGAAGGTCGAGCAGCAACTGATCGCCGTTACCAACATTGCCAGTTGCAGCATTGACCAGAAGGACTTCGAAGCCCGCTGCATGGCTGCGTTCCCCGTTAAGGGGCAAATGAAGTTGCTGTATGCGGCGGCGTGACCATGAATAACCGAATCGTTGAGTGCGCCTCCAGAGCGGGGCGCGACTTCTCGGAATTCATGACAGGCGAGAAGAACATGATGGAGGCGCTGCGGTCGGCTGAAGAATTCACCGAGCAGTTACGCGTTCACGGCTGCGTTAATCACCACTTCATCAATTTCATGATGATGAAAGCGATAATGAAGGTATTTGACGACTTGCGCCGAGAGGAATTGCGGGAAGAGCGACGACGCAAACGTGAAGAGAAGAAGAAATGAGCCCACTACGGTGGGCTTTTTTATTGCCAGATAACTCATTCAGGAAACAAAAATGGCTCGTAAAAGCATCGTATTCACGGTTGAAGCAGATAACCGTGACAAGGGTAAGCAGTTCAAAATCACCGAAATGCCGGCGAGACAGGCCGAAGAGTGGGCGATCCGCCTGGCGTGCGCCGTAATTGGCGCCGGCGTTACCGTTCCCGAAAATATGATGATGGCCATCAGTGCTGCGGTGGCGCCGGCCCCAGCCGAGGATAACACAGAGGCTCGCGAGCTGTATGAAAGCGTGATGGCCAGCGGCATGGCAGGTCTCGCTCAGTGGGGTATCACTTCACTGGCTAAAGTTCCGTTCGCACAGTCAAAGCCTCTGCTTGATGAGTTGCTTGGCTGCGTGAAATTCCTCGGCGGTAATGGTATCGAAACAGCGCTTGTTGACGAAGGTCAGATCGAAGAAATCAGCACCTGGTCACGCCTGAAAATTGAAGCCTTCAAACTCCATATCGCTTTTGTAGCAGCCACCGCAAGTTAGAAATCCCCTTATCTGTACCGGAAGACTCAGATCGCGGCTTCATACAGTATGCGAATGTACCGCGCACCATCGCCGCGGTGATCTCCGGGAAAATGGCGACACTCCACGAACTGGACACCGTATACAGCGTCCAGGATATGTGGTGGCTGATAGAAATAATGACCGTGGATAACACCAACAGAGCCATAGCGGAGAGTGATCATGGCAGCAACGGTAATTGACGCCCTCCTGATTACGCTGGGCCTTGATACGTCTGACTTCCGTAAGGGGCAGAAAGACGTTAGCGACGACCTCAAGAAGCAGCGTGAGGATGCGAAAAAAACCGCCAAAGAGATGGCGGAGCAGGGGAAAAAGGCAGCAGCATTCTTCGGCAGCATCAAGACGGAATTGCTGGCACTGACTGGCGTTACTGTCACTGCCGGCGGCCTGATGAGCTTTGTGAAAAGCACCACCTCCGGCCTGATGGATTTGTCGATCCAGTCGAAAGCACTCGGGCTATCGGCCCGTGAGCTTGACGGTTGGTCAAAGTCAGCAGAGGCAGCAGGAAGTTCAGCTGAGAAGATAAGCGCTTCTCTGCAGGGATTTCAGGGCGCCATACAGGGTGCCAGGGTCGGCGATTACAGTAGCTCTATTTTTGGTGGTCTGGCGCAATTAAATGCGCTGACGGGCCAGAATTTTGACGTGTGGGGGCAGGACGCCAGCTCCCTGGCCAAAACATCCCTTGATGCGCTACGGAAAATCAGCGATCCAAACCTTCGCCGGCAGGTCGGGTTAAGTCTTGGATTTGATGATGCAACCTTGCAGCGTAATCAGGAAGGGAAATTCCTGCCTGACGTTGATCGCCTGACTAAAAGCTCCGGCATTACAGATGCCTCAACCAAAGGCGCAAAGGAATTTACAGCCGCATGGGCGGAGCTGGGCCAAAATCTCGACACGGTAAAAAACCAGATTTACGTGGGCTTGATCCCAACCATTCGCGATCTGAATGATCTCCTCATAGAGTGGTCGTCTGGTAACGCAAAATCCTCTTCATTCTTCAAAGAGCTGAAGCGGGACATTAACGACATTACTGGTATTGACCTTGGTAGCTGGACGCTATCAGGCGATCTGCGCAACCTCAAAGATAACTTTTCCATGCTCGGAAAAGTGCTAAACCACCTGGGTAACGCTTTAAACGAGCTCAATAACGGCAACTTCTCCAAGGCTGCTGATGAGTTTAAAAAGGCGTGGTACGGCACTGAAGACGGAAAGCCTACCGGTAATGATGCGCTGCCCGGGGTGACAAGTAACTCCCAAAGCATTTACGAAAACAGCACGTATAAAAAATATAATGACCTCCTGAACAAGTATCTACCCGAGTGGCTGGGGGGAACACCTTCGGACAGAAAGAAGGACCAAGATGAGAAGTCTTACTGGGATACGACAAAGACTCTGCTTTCTAAAATAGCCGATGCCATTGTCACCCCTGCTGGCGCCTCCTCTTTAGAGCCAAGTATCGGGGGGTATCATCCCAACGTCCCGCTTAACGCTCAGGCCGCTCGTCTTGGCGCTAAAGGAAAGGCATTTCTTCAGGCAATGACTGGCGAATTTGGGGCTCTGGAAGGTAAATATGGCCTTCCTGCTGGTCTGCTGTCTTCGGTAGCTGCTACTGAATCAGGTGGTGACCCCTACGCAGTATCACCCAAAGGGGCGAAAGGCCCATTCCAGTTTATGGATGGAACTGCCAGAGACCTGGGTTTGAAAGGGACGGACGTTTACGACCCCCACAAGTCAGCTGATGCCGCTGCAAGATACCTGCGCTATCTGCTGGATGCCACAGGCGGCGATCTGGAAAAAACTCTTGCCTCCTATAACTGGGGACTCGGAAACGTCCAGAAGAAAGGCATGGATAACCTGCCGTCGGAAACTCGTAATTACGTCCCCAAAGTCATGGCCGGAATGCGCCCCGGCGCCGGTATGGCCGTAGACCGCGCGATGCCGGGTCAGGCTGGCGGTGTTTATAACTTTTATGGCACCAAAATCACTACTCAGGCCCAGAACGTGGAACAGCTTACCAGCGACATCAAAAAGCACGGCGACAACCGTGTCATGCTTTTGGCTGGCTACTCAGGACAATAACTCATGTCGTTTTCTCTGAATGTCTCGACAGTGCTATCCGCCATTCAGGGAGGAAGCCTGTTATCCGTCCTTAACAGCGCCCTGTCGCCAACTTACCGGATAACCTATAACACCGTTGACGAGTCGCTTTTGACGGCTGCAGCCGGGCAGGAGGTTTTCTCTCCTTCTGGCTGGGTTAGCGTTGATCGCTACGGTGATGCGGCGGTGACTAAGGGGCCGGTAGAAAAGGGCCGGTACACGTCCTACAACAAAGTGAAACAGCCGTCTGAACTCAGGATCATTTTTGCCCTTGAGGGATGGACGGCTTTTTCCGGGTCACTGCCTAACCTGACCAATTTCTCTTTGCTGAGCCGGAACAATTTCATTCAGAAACTGGATGAGATGAAAAACACGGCCAGCACCTACAACATCGAGACGCCGGACACGGTGTATTACAGCTACGATCTGACCCACTTCGATTATTTTGTGGGGTCATATCGCGGGCAGACGTTGTTGATGGCGAACTGCACTTTCGAGGAGATCATGGACGGCGGGGAGGTCATGCTTTCAAATGCTGTGATTGAAGGGCCGCCGACCAGCAACGCGAAAACTAACAATGGCGCCGCAGCCTCAACGCAGGTGATCACCGGGGCAACGAAAGAGGTGACTCTGAGCGATGTTAAGAATGCCTGGTCAAGTGCAGATACAACCTTATCAGACGCTCTCCAGACTACAGGGGCGGCGATTGTATCTAACGTTAACTCGGCAGCCGAGTCGGTCTCTAAGTCGTGGGACAGCTCTTCAACTGCAGTTTCTAAGCAGATAAAAAGCACCGTCTCCGACTTTCTGGAAAAGGTGATGTGACATGCAGGAAATTAGCTTATCACCGTCACTATCCCAAAAGGTCTATGTCACGCTTGGCGGCCAGAACTGCGCGATCAAGTTACATCAGCGTTCAACCGGGTTTTACGCCGATCTGTATGTCGATGACAAGCCGATATTTCAGGGTGTTCTCTGCCTGAACTGCGTTTACCTGGTTCGGTATAAATATCTGGGGTTCAGTGGCGATCTGGTTTTCGTTGATTCAAAAGGTACAGCCGATCCCTATTACGACGAAATCGGCACCAGATTCAAGCTGTATTATGCGACGAGCAGTGAGGTCGGCAGATGAGTTACAAGGAGAGAGAGCTTACCGTATCGTTCACGCTGGCCAACGGTACGTTTGACGGCGACATTGGCGACACCTTGACGGTTAAAGGTTTCAAGTGTGAGGCTGCTATATCTGCCTTTGGCGGCGCTACAGGCACAATGATGGAGCTAAGCCTGTGGGGCCTGTCGCTGGAGAACATGGCCAAGCTGACGACCAACGCGCAAAAAATAATCGCCGCCGAGCAAAATGCTATCGTCGTTTATGCCGGAGACACCCGTGTTTTTTCCGGGTCAATAACATCTGCCAGGATTAACCTGAACCAGATGCCGGATGCGCCGATTGAGATAACCGCGGCGGCCGCTGGCAGGGAGCGCCTGATCCCCTGTGAGCCTACATCCATTCGCGGCGATGCGGATGTGGCTGATATGATTCGCGCTCTAGCCTTTAAAGTTGGCCTGAAATTCATCAATGTCGACGTCAAAAGCACCGAGCGCAACCCGGTGTACAAAGGCAATGCGATAAAGCAGATCATTGAAATAGCAGCTGCGCATAAAATAACGGTAAATATTGATTTTGGCACCGTCACTATTTACACCGGAAAGAAACCCTCTGACTCTGTCGTTCCATATGTTTCTCCATCAACAGGGCTTATTGGGTATCCGATTTTTTATGATATGGGGATTAACTTTCGCTGCATTTACTCTCCATCTCTGAAACTGAATACCAAAATCATCCTTGAGACTGACCTGCCGCACGCAAGCGGGGAATGGATTATTCAGGCAGGAACCACTCATTATCTTTCCTGTAAAGTTCCCGGTGGTCTGTGGGAAACGTTCGTTGTGGCCGCGCCTGGGTATCTTGTAAAAGGGGATGAAAATGCTAACTAACCAGACCCCTGAGAGTGTGTCATCGCAGGGTAACGCCATATTATCGCTGCTACATTCAGCGCTGAAAGGAATGACGTTTGTCGATATTGTTCTGGTAAGGGAGGTTGAAGGGGGTGTGTTGACCGTTCTCCCCCTAGTTAATGATGTAGACGTTTCAGGCCGGGCCATTGCCAATCAGGACGTTTACCAGATCCCATACCTCAGACTTCAGGCGGGAAACAGCGCGGTAAAAATAGAGCCAAGGCCAGGAGACATTGGTCTGGTTGTGATCTGCGACAAGGACACCACGAACGTTAGGGAAACCAGATCAGAGGGGCCCGCACCAACTCAGCGCCGCCACTCGTATTCTGATGCGATCTACATAACCGCAATAGCCAGCATGAATGGGGATCCTACTGAATTCGTTGAATTTACTGGAAATGGCATAAACATCAAGAGCCCTGGCGTCGTTAACATCAACGGTCTAAAAATCCTTGCTAATGGAAAACTTCAGTTGGTTGATGGTTCCATCGTTGATGGTCATGACCACGGAGGGGTAGAATCGGGAGGAAGCCGAACCGATCCCCTGGAGCCGTGATGAAAAAATTTATAGTCATTTCAGCATTTATTCTTTTTGCCTTATCTTCGCCCGCCATATCAAAGCAGATAACATCCCACTTAAAAATGGTTGATGGATACCTTGATGGTACGCTGACGGCAAATGATGACGAGCCAATATGGTACGGGGATTATGAGTTTGACTTCCTTGAAGGAATGCACTTCACTTGCAAGATGGTGTCACTACATACCTCTGGAGCAGACCCAATAAATCTAACATCAGTTAGCTATCGATGTCAGAATGGATTCTCTGTCGTTATAGAGAAAAAGCTATCAGAAAAATATGCCACCATTAAAACTGAAAGTATAAATTTCAAAACTGGCGAGACCATAGATCGCGGAGAGATAAAGGTAACATCCTCTGTTCCGTTAACCATGATTGAACACAGCAACTATAACAGCAAAATGTTTGATAAAAGGATAATGGACAGGGAGAGGTGGCTTAAAGATAACACCATGGATGTTTTTGATGCTTGTAACATAATTATGTCATCACATATGCTTGCATATCAGCTTGTTAATGCTGGTGCACCAAATAGCAACGAAGGAAAAAAACAAATGTCTGAAGCGTTATCAAAATTATATCCAAAAAATGGAGACGCGATGACGCAGGCAATCATAGATTTTCACTCAAAAGATAAAGATCCATTTGGAATGCCGCTTACTTTTGGACTGAAAGGTAGACTTATCCAGATGTGTAGGGCAGAGCCTGAAAATTACATACCAGAGTTCGGCCCGTTAGTAATGTCCGGCAAGATATTTCGATAGAGAAGGCCCACCATCAGGTGGGCTTTTTGTGCATCTCATCCCATTCTTTTTCGGCTTGCTCCCTTGCTTTTCTCTTGAGTTCGTCCCTGAATTCATCCGTCATGATTTTTTTCGCCATAAGTTCAAGGAAGGATGGCAAGGATTCTTCGACTCGAGATTTAAGAACCCTTTCAGCGTGCCCAACATAGCTGTTGGGTTCGGCGACGGTAGTGAACATGCTTTTGTCTTCATCAAGAAGATAACTCAGGTTTATCCTGAATATTATTTCAGCATTCATTGAGCGGTTATTAGCTTTCGCAGAGGCTTCAATTTTATCTTTAAGTTCACTTGGTAGCCTGATTCTCAGTTGCGGATCTTCTCTACTCATGATGGTGTTCATCGCCTTCAAAAATCACAATAAGTAAATTATGCCCCACGGTGGGGTTGACAGCAATGACGCACGGTGTGACACTTATCCTGTGTCTCACGGTGGGGCATTTAGTGGAGGTAGTCATGGAAAAAGCAAAAGACATGTATCAGCGTAAAGTTCGATTTCCGGAGGATGTGCGTAAAGCAATTGAGCGCAGTGGTGAAGAGCAGTGCAGGCAGTTCAATACCGAATTGATTTATCAGCTGAGAAAGGCTTACGGCCTAATTGGGGTGAAAAATGCCCAACCATAAAAACGACGAAGCCCTAACTACTTGCGATAGTCAGGGCTCCTTATCGAACAAATCCCGGAAAGGAAATATCGACATGAATATTGTACAGAACAAAGAGCTAAGTTTCCACAATACCAATTTCGCCTACATGGAAATGGGTGGCCAGGTCTGGCTGACGGCAGCCGAAGTTGGTCAAGCGCTTGAGTATGCCGATGATAAAGCAGTTCAACGCATTTACTCACGCCATGCTGATGAATTTACAGCACAAATGACAGGGGTGGTCAAACTGACCACCCCTTCAGGAAAGCAGGAATCACGCGTTTTCTCTCTACGGGGCGCCCACCTTGTTGCGATGTTTGCTCGCACGCCAAAGGCCAAAGAGTTCCGCCGTTGGGTGCTGGATATTCTGGATCGGGAAGTGGCGCATTCTCCGATTGCGAAGCAGTTCAGTGACGAGGAGCTTTGCTCGCTGTCTTACCTGTGGAGATCAAGCGCAGTAATGTACGAAGCCTGCCATAACATTTACCCGTTATTGCTGGCCGCAGAGCACAAATTACTACCTCGCTTTGCCTCGATAGTGACCAACCATGCGAGGACTATAAACAGGACGCGAGATCTTCTTCGCCGCGAAACGAAACATATTGAAGAGCACCCATGGGGGGATACTAACTGGAAAAATGTATTTTCATACGGGACGGGAGTATTGCAGTGATGCAAAAAGAAAAACCGCCAGTTGGCGCTGGCGGCTATCCATAAATCTGTCATAAGGGTCCAACCAATGACTTCATTAAATTTAGCACCAAAAAGCAGTGTTGTCACCGATAAAACCATTGACTCTCAGTCGTTATTACTGATGGTAAATGATGCTCGCAAACAGTGTGGAGAGAAAGAAGTCCGCAATAATGACTTTGTTGGCCGCATTAAGGACGAGCTGGAAGGTGAGCACTACGAAATTTTCGTAGTGCAAAAAGCGAACGGGACCACCTCTGAAAAAGTAGTAATGTCCATCAAGCAGGCACTGCGCGTCGCCGCGCGCGAGTCCAAGGCAGTTCGCCGCTCTTTGGTTGATAAGCTGGAAGACATGCAGGCCATCCAGGTGCCGACCAAAAGCACATCTGGGCTTACTGAATATCGTCTTGCCAAAGCGGAGCAATTGAAGGCTCAGGCGCTGGAGAAAAACATCGCATCAGCTCGGGAGTTGATGTCAATGTTTCCGCGGCTTGGCGAATCGGCTAACCAGGTGATTGTTGCCACCCTTGTTAACCCACTTCTCGGTCACGAAGTTGTGCCATTGCCAGCGATTGAAGAGCATTACTCTACGGCGGGTGAAGTGGCGGCGCAGCTCGGTTGCACAGCGAACAAGATCGGTCGCGTGGCTAATAAACACAACCTGAAAACTGAGCAGTACGGCAAGTTCTTTCTGGATAAGTCGAGACACTCGGATAAGCAGGTTGAGGCGTTCCGTTACAACGCCGAAGGGGTTCAGGCGCTTCGCCACCTTATTCATGGTGCTGATGTGGCTTAACTATTTGATAATAAATCGAAGCACTAATTGGTGCTTCGAAAACCAAACCTCGCTTCGGCGGGGTTTTTTTATGGGAGTAAATCATGCTCATTACCCTGTCAATCGACACCTCACGCATAGACGACAAGATTCACGTCCTGACCGGCGAGCTTAAATCACGATTTCCCGATGGAATTCCTGAGCGAGTCGATAGCGAACTGTCTCGCCTGACTAACGACATCATCTTTACTGATTTCTCTTCCGCAGTCGGCGCAGATGGAACCCGCAAGGTCGTCCAGCGAGTGGACTTCGGCGGGAGCTTTGATGTGTTCACTTCCGCACTCCGGGCAGGTGATTTTGATGTCCATGGCGATCCCCTCAAAGTTGTTTAAAGCAACATACCCAGGACGCCTGATTTATTAAATCCTGACATTTAACCAATGGATATTCATCCATGAAAACAATCTCTCTCAAACTCGATCCCGATACCTGGGATCTTGTCCTTGATGAGCTGGGTAATATCGCCACGGTTGAAAACCCCTACGCCTGCGCTCAGGACGTAGCGACGGCATGCCTGGCTATACGCGGCGAGTGCATTTACGAAAAAGACCCCGGCGTTAATTACAAAGAGCTTCTGAACGTTAAGGCCAGCACCGGCGCCATGGCGGCCGCACTTCAGGTTGAAGCGTTGCGGATGAGCTATATCGCGCGCGCTGAGCCGACGCTGATTAACAACCGCGATACGCGCCGCACTACAGGCGTTATTGCGATCGTGGATACCAACGGCCTGGATTCCAGCGTCACCCTGTGAGGAAAAAATGACGACAATCTCTACGGCGGTACCGGCCGTGACCTTTTCCACCACTGGCCTTGATGTTCCAGATGAGGGAGACATTCTTGCCGGGCGTATAGCAGATATTGGTTCTGCATTCGGGACGGCGATGAGCACGAACCTCAAGACGCCGCAGGGGCAACTGGCTGTCACTGATACTGCAATCATCGCCGACAAGAACGATCAGCTTCTGGCTATCGTCAACAACATGAACCCGGACTTTTCCTCCGGCAGATTTCAGGATGGCATCGGCAGGATTTACTTCCTCGATCGCATTGCTGCTGCGGGTACGGTTGTAACGGCCACATGCTCCGGCGTACCGGGGACGGTTATCCCGGCACAGTCCTATGCAACCGACGATAACGGTTATATGTACGTGTCCCTGGCAGCCGGAACGATAGGCGCAGACGGTACGGTAAAGATCGAGTTCCAGAACCTGACTACCGGGCCGATAGCTTGCCCCATCGGTACCCTGACAAACATCTATGTCGCGGTAAGTGGCTGGTCGAGTATCACCAACGAGACCGCGGGCGTGCCGGGCTCGAATGTTGAAGGGCGATCTGCATTTGAGTATCGCCGTCGCCAGTCAGTGGCACGTAACGCCTTCAACACGGCAGCGGCTGTGCGGGCTGCTGTCCTGGAAGTCGACGGGGTGCTTGATGTTTATGTGATTGACAACAAAGAGCCCACTTCCGTCGACAAAGGTTCCACGAATTACACGCTGCTGGCCAGCTCGATTTATATCGGGGTTTATGGCGGGGCAGTGGCAGACATTGCAGCGGCCATCAATAAAAAACTTCCCCCGGGCACCGTTATGAACGGTGACACCACCGGGACCGTGCAGGATACCGAAAATTATGACGCCCCTTATCCGGAGTACACCTACAGGTGGAAAACGCTGGACGCGGTGAGTGTTCATATCAAGGTGGAATACGAGGCAAATGATGGCTTTCCGTCAGATATCAACGCGCAGATCAGAACGGTCGTCCTGAATGCCTTTACCGGCGCAGATGGCGGTACCCGGGCGCGTGCCGGCGCGCGAATTTATGGCAGCCGCTATATCGGACCCATTCAGGCGCTTGATGCACAGAACATGAACGTGCTTTCGGTCCAGATCTCTCTGGACGGAACCACCTGGTCTAGTGCGCTGACCATGGGCATTGATCAGGAGCCGACCCTCGATGCAACAAACATCATAACGGAGGCGGTAAGTGAATAATGTCGACTGGACGATCTACGCGCAGTACGTGAACTCAACCAACCTGCGGTCACTGATTGATACCTTTAATGCTTCTGTAGCGCCAGAGGACTGGATAGACACGTTCTATGACCTCGTATTCAACATCGAGACCTGCGGCGATTACGGGCTGATGTGCTGGGGGAAAATCGTTGATGTAGAGCGCTTGCTGACCGTGACACCTTCCCAGCAGTTTCTGGGGTTTGGCGAAGCGACCAGCACCCCGGCAGAACTCACCGACCCGCAACCCTTTAACCAGGCTCCTTTCTATACCGGCGTGCAGGACACGAACACTGTGGTCCTGACCAATGATGCATACCGCAAGCTGATCATGTGCAAAGCGATGGCGAACATCAGCGACTGCACCGTGCCGGTCATGAATCGCATGCTGGTGTACATGTTTGGCGCCAGCGGACGAGCTTACGTGCGTGATGATGGCAACCATGTCATGAGCTACGTATTTGAATTCGCCCTGTCAGATGTAGAGTTAGCCATAGTACAGAGTTCCGGGGCGCTTCCTTCCCCTCCCGGAGTAAAAGTAAACATCATTCAGGAGGTCTGAATTGAATAATTCAGCCATGCCACTGCGTCTGACGGTGGTCTTTGCCGCGTCTGGCGATCGTAACAGCATTCCTACCGACGCCACCACCGAAACGCTGAATGGGGGAAAGGCATCATTCGATGTTGGCTTCCCCCCAATCACCAGAATCGCTCTCTCATCAGGCGGGAAGCCACCTCAAGGTCAGGATTTCAACGGTATATTCTATGAGTCTTTTTTGAGGCACCAGTGGAATCAGGCCGGGGGTGGATATCCATTTGATTCGGCTTATGCAGCCGCTATTGGCGGTTACCCAAAAGGGGCCGTTGTTCCATTTAGCACTCTCGACGGGCTTTGGCTGAACACCCTCAATAGCAACAATGGGACACCTGAAAACACAGGTGGTGTCGCATCAGGGTGGGTCCCTGTGTCAAGTTATGGTATTTCGTCAATAACTGCATCGGGATCTGCAAATATCACGCTGACTGCCTTGCAGGCTTCACGTCCAGAAATAGTTATCAGCGGAGTGCTAACTGGGAATATCTATTTATTTTTCCCTCCGTGGATTAAGGAATGGAAGGTAACAAATAATACCTCGGGTGGATTTAATGTCGTTTGCAAAACAATTAGCGGGAGCAATACAGCAACATTATATCCTGCAGGGCGGGGAAAAATTCGCTGCGATGGAACGAATGTCTATTTCGTAGATGCTACCAGTGGCCCCGGGCAGTCCGGAGGGTTTCTTTTTGGAAATGGTGCTCGTCTTGCCTGGGGTTATACGGATGCCAATTGCAATGTTGCTGGGGCTGATGGTGAATACGAAACGGATAACATTTTTGTTACCCCAACGTTTACAACCAGCGACGGGGTATTTGGATTTAATACCATCTGTTCGGTAAAAGTGATGCCGGTTGATATTCCTGGGGTCGGACAGAATGAACGCTCATGGCTTATGGACTCGACGTTTTCAGGAAGTGGTTTTTCATTTCGTTCTGCATGCAAGACGCAGAACGCAACCATTAGAACTCGCTGGGAAGTAATAGGATTCTGATATGGCAACTACAGACACCCAACAGGCCGCGCAATTTTCTGCTGAGGCAGCAGTTAGTGCTGCCGAAGCAAAACAATATTTAATTGAAGCTCAGCAGGGTTATCAGGATACCAGCGCAGCGGCGCAAGAAGCTAAAGATGCTGCCGCGGCAGCAGCAACATCAGAGCAAAATGCCACATATTCAGAGGCTAATGCGGCTCAGTCAGCAGCGGCAGCAGTGGATGCAAAAGCTGATGCGGAGGCGGCCGCTAGTAGTGCGTCAGACTACGCAAAGAACAAATTCACATTCTATAAGACTGCCAGCGATCCTGATGGCACCATTGCAGGGTTGGCAGCTACTACTGACGGCCAGTCTTTCTGGGTAGCCCAGGGCCCAGATGCGCTTTCCGCTGCATGGCAGTATCAAAACAAAGCAGGCGTGGCCGTATTGCAGGCGAAGCAGCCGGGTACAGCGGCCATAACAGGGACAATCCGCGAATTTCCTACACTGGCGGCGGCACAGGCCGACGCCGATGCTGGCAATATTCCTACAGGTTCAACTGCGTATTATCGAAGTGCTGATGATGGAACTCTTGCGATTGAGGTTATTAACAACGCCGGGACGCTGCAGCCTACCGGACGGAAGATGCCATCCGGGGCCGCAGTTGAACTCATGTCAGATACCGTCCAGCGTTTAATGACGGCGCTGCACGTTATGGCGGAGGGCGACGCCGGTTCGGTTTCAGGTATTGACAGCAGCGATACTGTGCAGGGATTGATGACCGGATTCAACGTACTGGCGGAGTCCTTTAATAACCTTTCAGTGGAAAGTCAGAAAAATGCCTCCGGCCTGTCCGCCCTGGTCTCATCCGTCCAGATCTGCACTGAAGCACTGAATACGCTGGCGGCCCGGGTCGTGACCCCAGACGGCGCGTCGCAGTATGACTATATGGCATTTTCCACGCCCGGTACCGTCAACGCCAGTAACGGGACGTTCGGGGGCAACACCCAATACCGCAGAACCGGGATGATCCCGGTTCGCAAGGGCGACGTTGTGCGCCTCACCGTTCACACCGCAACGACAGTCGCAGGCCACGCCGCCGCATTATATGACACAGCGGGAACGTATGTGGGTCCCCTGGGGATCATGTGCGGGACGTATGCGGCGTATAAGGCGCGGTATTACCAGTGTGAAATTACCCAGGATGGGTTTGTTGTCGCAAACACACTGGACCAAAGCGCGTCCCCTTCTGCAGATGTAACTGGTGCGTCACTGACGATTGACCATCGTCTTCGTGGCCGGGAAGCAGACACGGTTATTAAGCTGACAAAGTCTGATTTGATCCCGGTCCGCCTGGATAACGGGAACATCAACGCCAGTTCACTCACCCAGGACGGAATCGCTAACTATTCCACCGGGCTATACTCCTGTGTGGGCGGCAGACTCCTGTTTAGCGGGTTGCCTGTGGCCTCATCTCCGGGCCAGAGCAGCAGTCTCTACAACGTCGTGTTTTATGACGCCGCCAAGGCGCTGATCGCGTACCGTCCCGTGTTCTCCAGTTCGGGCTATGTGATTATCCCCGAAAATGCCGCGTACTGGGCGCAGCAGATAATCACTGACAGAACGCCGAACTGGTCCGAAGTCTCAATAGTTTATTACAACTACGTTTACAAGGACGAGTTGCATAAGTTGCTGTCGTCAGAGCGCGAGCGCCTTGGACTTGATTACCCCAACGAGTATTGGCTGCAGGATTTCAGCGGCGCTACCGATATTGAATGGATTCAGAACGCAATGGACTGGGTGCATGATGCCGGAGGCGGCTGGTTAATACTGTCATCGGATTATGTGAAGAAACAGTTCATCATCTCCGAAGCCGTAATTCACCGCAGTAATGTCTGGGTTGTTCTCGACAATGTTGAGATTAAATTGCAGGACGGCGTGCATGACAATCTGTTTCGTGCGGCAGGGGTTATTGTCAACCCTGCCGACCCGTTTGGTCTGTGCCTGGACCTGGAAATTACGGACAATGTCCGTCTGATTGGCACGGGATACCCGAAGTTAAGTGGTGCGGATGTGCCGTATTATGCTGATATCCCCGCAGGAACCGGGCCGCGCTACTGGATCGGCGACGAATATGGATGGCGCGGCACCGGGCTGATTTATTACGGCACGCAGAACTTCGAGATTGGCGGCTTTAAACTCCAGAACGTAAAAAACTGGGGTACTGATTTCGGGTATGGTGCTAAGTACGGCTACATCCACGATATCGACCTGTGGCAGCCGAACAAAAACGGCGACGGGATCCACTTCACCAACGGCGCCAGTCACATGCGTGTGCGTCAGATTTTCGGATATGCGCGCGACGACTGTCTAGCTATGGTTAACAGCGATGATTCCCTGGTTTACGGCCCCGATAAGACCCCGACGGAAGGTTCGATTCGTCAGTGGATCTATCCGACCTGTCCTTTCTGGTATGGCTGGGCGGGAAATGAGGCGGTGGGAACCAGTAACGACATTCACGACATTACTGCCACGAATATCGGGCTAACTGGTAATGAACAGGTCAGTACCATCCTGACCACGCAGTTTAAAATCTACAACGTGACAATCAGCGGTATCAGTAGTGTTAACTACATGACACCGGGTCGCGGCTGGGATGAGGTTAATGCAATACTGAAATCATATGCGGCATTTGGTGACGGATCCAGGTACCAGGCAGGTAATGTCAGCAATATCCGGATTAACAACATCATTGAGTGCGCATCAAAGGATTACAGTATCAGCATAGCGCTTGATGGGCGGGATATCCGCATCAACCGGTATATGAAACTGGATACCCGTGCGAAAACGAAAGGTGCGCTGAATATCAGTAGCGCGGCGGCCCCGAATGTAACAACCTCTAACATCGTGGAATAAACAGATGACTATATTGATTCAGGATTCATTACGTCGCGCCGTTGAAGCGGCCTCCCGCGGTGCGCAGACCGTGCTTTATACCCGATCTGGCGACCCGTCGTTTGTGAATATCATCCCCAAGTTTGACGTCAGCACGATTGATGCTTCGCTGGGATCAGGAACGCATCCGGCATTTATCGTTAATGGTACCGAGGTTAGTCAGATTTTCGTCGGCACCTACCCCGGCTGTATTGTTAACGGCCAACTGCTGTCCCTTCCGGACCGGATACCCGCCACGTCGGTGGCCTATGATACGGGCATCGGTCTCGCCCGGGCGGCCGGCATCGGCTGGCACGCCATGACAAACGCGGAATGGGCGGCAATCGCTTTGTTGTGCTATGCACAGGGGCAATCACCGCGCGGCAATACCAACTGGGGGCTGTCATCGGATAACCCCAGCGAGAAGGGGCGGCGGGCAGATGGGCTGGCCGCCGGGACCGAATCCGGAACGGGTCTGACGCTGACCGGCTCCGGTCCTGTCAGCTGGCGGCACAACCGCGACTATGCAGGCATTGCAGACCTGGCAGGCAACATTTGGGAGACCGTTACCGGGGTCCGTTTCTGCGGTGGCGAGCTGCAGATAATGGTCAATAACGACGCCGCGCTTTACACCACCGACCACACGTTATCCTCAACGGCATGGAAAGCCGTTAGTGGTGTGGATGGGTCTCTCCTTACGCCGACTGGCACCGGAACGCCGGGAACAGATTCATATGTTCCAACCACACCTAACTCAGTTCGTATCGGCCTTTCGGGGACCGGGAATTACACACTGATTTATGGTGAAAATACGCTGTTCACCAGTGCCACGAACCCCGGGGCTACGCCGGTATCCGATGTCGCGCTAAGGGTGCTGCGCCGACTGATGTTGTTCCCGCTGCCGGGTCTGATTTCCGACGACTCCTTATCGTATAAAGCGGGCGGGGAGGTCATGACACTCCGCGGCGGGGCGTATACCAACGGGGCTGGTGGGGGCATCAACGCGCTACTCGCTAACCGTGGGCGGACGTCGGTAGGGGCAGGGAACTCAGGTGTCCGTCCGGTATACTACAAGCCGTGA